GCCCGATCAAAAAGAACGGCGTGGTTGTCGGCTCCGAGACAGACGCTGCAAAGTACGGCAATCTTCTTTTGGTTGCTTGCGTTGTATCTCCTAACTTCAAGGACTCTGAACTGTGTAGTTACTATAAAACCAAAGACCCCACAGACGTTCCGGCAAGGATGCTAACTGCCGGGGAGTACGGCAGGCTCATAAAGGCAGTGAATCGTATCAATGGGTTCACGGTTGATGAGGCGGAAACGCTTGAGGAAGAGGCAAAAAACTAACACACGAGGGAACACTTGAAGCCGCACTATGTCAGTATATGCTGTGTGAGCATGGGGTGTTCCCTCATGAAGTTTTAGAGCTTTCCTACAGAGAGATGCTCATCATGAATGAGCTTATCAAAAAGGACACTAAGGAAAAACGAGAGGCCATGAGGAAAAAGTAATGGGTGTTATCAGAGAAGAACTTGTACTTGCTGATGCGTTTTCGAGTACGTTTGGAAATTTCATATCTCAGGGCGATAGCGCCATTAAGACCCTCGAGGCTATTCAGTCGGAATTAGTAGACCTTAGAGAAGTCTCGCAGCAGAGTCAAGATTTTATGGTTGGCTTTGCTGAAGGCTTTTCAGAGGAGTTTGCCAAAGCGTCACAGAGTATCGGTGATGCGGAGAGCAAACAAAGAAGAGTCACGGCAGAGACCCAGAACACAGCGAACGCGGCTGGTCAGTGGGCTTCTAAACTTCGTGGCGTTATTGCTACGCTTGGACTTGTCAAACTGGGTGAAAACTTTATCGAGACCGCAGACCAGATGTCTCAGATAAATACAAAACTTCAGTCTTTAGGTCAGAATAGTGATGCTATCATGGCAGCGGCCCAGAGGTCAAGGGGCGCATATGCTGATACCGCTAATTTAGTGGTAAGGATAGGCCAGAACGCAAGCAAGACGTTTAATAACGAAGAGGCTATCGCTTTTGCAGAGAACTTGAATAAATCTTTCAAGTTGGCAGGAGCCTCACAACAGGAAATGGCTTCCGCTACCCTTCAGATGACTCAGGCTCTCGGAGCAGGAGCATTAAGGGGTGAAGAGTTCAACGCTATCATGGAGTCCGCTCCTAGTGTTATTCAAAGAATAGCTGACTATATGGAGGTGGACAAAGGCGCTCTCAAAGATATGGCTGCAGATGGTCAGATCACTGCAGACATCATCAAGAACGCTATGCTCGGAGCCACAGACGAAATAAGCGAAGAGTTCAACAATCTTCCTATGACCATGGAAGATGTTGGCACTCAGATGGCTAATAATATCCAGTATGCCCTTCAGGATGCTTTTGCAGACTGGACAGAGTTCATTAATTCTGATGAGGGTATGCAACTTATTGAGGATATAACGAACGCTATCATAACCTTGGCAGATATCGGCTCCTCCGCTCTTCTTGCAATAGCCGATGCTATCGCGTGGGTTGATCAGAACTGGGAATCCCTACTACCCATTATTGATTTAATCATCGCGGCTGTTTTGGTTTATGAGGGTATTCAGATCGCGGCGGCTCTGGCTACGGCTGCAGCGTGGCTCGCGGCTAACTGGCCTCTGCTTATCCTCATCGCTGGTATAGGTATAGCAATCGCTTACTGTCAGTCCATGGGTGTGACCTTCCAGCAGGTAGGTCAGATAATTGGTTCGGTGTTTGGTACGATCTACGCGATAGGCTACAACATTGTGGCTAATCTGTGGAATCTGCTAGCGACCTTTGCTGAGTTCTTTGCAAACGTCTTTAATGATCCTGTTGCGGCTATCGTTAAACTCTTTACTGGCACGTTTGATGCTATTTTGGGAGTGGTTGAGACGGTAGCAGGCGCGATTGATGCAGTTTTAGGTTCAAACCTTGCAGGAGCCGTTTCAGGCTTTAGAGGCAAGATGTCATCATGGGTATCTGAGACCTATGGAGAGAGCGCAGTCGAGATCCAGCGCATGGCAAACCTTGACGTATCGGCTACGGCTGCAGAATGGGGCAATACCGGCGCTAATATCGGTAATAAGCTCGATACCATGAATCTCAACATGAAGGATATCAGCGGTTCCCTCGGAAATATCGGAGGCTACACAGGAGCCACAAGCAACGCAGTAGCAGGCAACGGCGGAGTCGGTAAGGTTGGTTCAGTCGGCAAGGTTGAGCAGGATGTTAAGTTATCCGATGAGGATCTGAAGATCTACAGAGACCTTGCAGAAGTCAAATACATGAACCGTATCGAACTTAAGACTTTGGCTCCGAACATCAAGGTAGATCTTCCTCAGGGAAGTAACTTATCGGCTACAGATGTCGCAGATGCAATCAAGGCCATGCTTATCGAGCAGTCCGCAAGCCACACAGCAACGGCACACGCTTAAGGAGGCAATATGAAAGTAGAGCCGCTTACTAAAATATGGCTGGAGTTTAACGGCAACAAATTTATGTTGCCTGTTAACCCCAAAAAGATAGACACAAAGAAGAAATCAAAGCCTGATGAGTATGACATTGTAGGCAAAGGCCAGATAGCGGTTCCTCAGTACCCCGACCTCAAGACGTATAAGTGGGAGAGCTTCTTCCCCGGTCATGCAGATGACCCTTATACGATTGAGGAGGCTATGGCTATCCCAGATTATTGCGAAATTCTCGATAATGCCATGAATGAGGTCAATATCGGGTATCTGACTATCAACCGCCCTTCTGGGTTTAATGAGCATACAAGGGTGATAATTACCGCGTTCAATTATCAGGACGTTGGCGGTGAAGCCCTTGATATAACATACACTTTGGAACTTGAGGAGTGGAAGTCCTACAAGGCCGAAAAGATAGTAATCAAAAAGAGTAAGAAAAAGAAGAAAGTTGCTACCAAAGAGAAGAAACGGTCCGTAACAAAGAAGAAAATCAGAGTCGGCGCGAAGGTGGTTGCTAATGGAAAGTATTGGTATTCGTCTTACGGAGCCAAACCTTTTGGAACCGCCAAAAACCTGACCACAGAAGTAAAGAGGATCGTTAAAGGTAGGAAGTACCCTATTTGTATCGGTCATTATGGCTGGGTGAAAGAATCCCAGCTGCAGGTTAAGTGATTGATATTTCATTAAAGGTATCGAAAGTCAAAGAGAATAAGAAAATCAAGAAGACCGTAACCTATGAGTATGCGCCTAAGTTGGTCTCCGCTGAATACTCGACTAATCGGATGGACTCTCCCGGTAAATTTACTTTCACGCTGGTAGAAAACACTGGTATCTCGATAGAAGAAGGTTCTTGCATCCGCGTTAAGTTAAACGGCAAGGACTTTTTTAAGGGGTACGTGTTCACAGCGGAGAGGTCAGAGGATCGTCAGGTTAAGTATACCGCCTATGATCAATTAAGGTATCTGAAGGCTAAAGCGTCTTATACCTTTATTGCGAAGTCTTTAGAGGACATCATAAGGAAGATAGCAAAAGACTTTGGGCTGAAGGTTGGGGATCTTGCGACAACAGGATATAAGTTCCCTTCGCTTGTTAAAGAGAATGAGTCCTGCCTTGACATCATATTTGATGCGCTGTCTCAGACCATACGCCAAACAGGAAAGATTTTTGTCTTCTATGATGAATATGGAAAACTCACTCTGAAGGAAGCCAAAAAGATGAAATGGAACCGTCTTATTGGCTCAAGGAATGAGTTAAATAAATATACCTATAAGAGAGACATTGACAAGGATACCTATAACCGTATTAAACTGGCACGTCCAAACAAGAACACAGGCAAGGCTGATACTTACGTCTATGAAGACAAAGACAACATAAAACAATGGGGCTTGTTACAATACTACGACACAGTAGATGAGAACATGAACGCGGCCCAGATCAATGAGATGTGCAAGACATATCTCAAGTATTACAACAAAGTGTGGCAGACTCTTAAGCTAAAGAACATCATGGGTCATGAGAAAATTCGAGCAGGCTGGATCATTCCAGTTCTGATTGATGACATCGAAGTGGCTTCTGGTATTCAGAGGTATTTTTTGGCGGAGAAAGTCACACACAAATTGGATAACAACTCACACACTATGGACATTGAGGTCAAGAACTTCAACGAACTTGGGGTAACGTAATGGATCTATTGGATGTTATAAATTCAATTATACAGACCAACACAGACGCTCAAAAGCTGACTGATATTGTTATAGGGACGGTAGTTACCGCAAGTCCCTTGAGCATACAGATCACGCCTACACTTATCCTGCCTGCAGAGGTGCTTATCCTTTGTGAGTCAGTGCAGGAAAAAGAGTACGAAATAATGGATGTTACTCTTACCAATGTGATAGGCAAGTATAAACGTGAAGCCCTTGCGGTAGACGATAAAGTCATCATGCTTCGCGTTCTTAAAGGCCAGCAGTTCATAGTTCTTTCAAAAGTATAAGGAGGGCGTATGGATATATTACCTGAAGATTTAGATCTTGATGATGTAGAAGTTGAAGACCTTCCTACTAATACTTTTCTGGTTGATAACGAGTCTGAACAGGTAGCAGGCATGGACGATGGTTTAGAGGCTATACGACAGGCCATTGAGATAATGCTTACCACTGAAAGATTTGGCTATCAGATCTATACAGAGAATTTTGGCGTTGAACTTGAGGACCTTGTTGGGGAAGACGCTGATTATATTGAGGCAACTCTTCCGGCAAGGATCAGAGACGCTTTTTCCATAGATGACAGGATCCTCGGAGAGAGGAACTATAAATTTGAGGTAACAGGAGATACGATGCTTGTTACCTTTGATGTTGATACAGTTTACGGCTCCTTTAGTACGGAGGTTCAGATATGATTGATTTTTCAGAATACACCCGAGAGTATATTCAGGAGCAGATGCTTGATCAGGTGGATGAAGACATTGATACTCGTGAGGGATCAATGGTCCAGACCGCAGTAGGCCCCGGCGCATGGTTCCTTGAGGGGCTTTATATGACCCTTGCACAGATGCAGGATAACTCTTATTCCCAGACTGCAGTAGGTGAATACCTCGACTATATCACAGAGGGTAGGGGAATCGTTAGAAAAGCCGCTACACCAGCGGTGCGTCAGGGTACTTTTGATGCTCAGATACCCGAAAATTCAATCTTTCAGACGCTAAACGGAGATAATTCCGTTAATTTTGTTTCGGGGGATCTGATTTCTCATGTTGGTTCGACTTATGTTTATAAGTTGACCTGTCAGGAACCGGGCATTATAGGAAATTCTTACACAGGCCCGATACTCCCAGTTACAGCGATAAATAATCTAACTCAGGCATCCATCGGGGCAATCATAACAGTGGGTTCCGATGAGGAGACAGACGATGCCCTCAGAACGCGCTATAACGCCTCTTTTGAGGTTCCTGCTTTCGGGGGTAATATTTCATCGTACAGAAACACAATCCTCGGTATAAGCGGCGTAGGAGCCGTTCAGGTGTATCCTGCTTATAACGGTGGTGGCACGGTGCTATGTTCGATACTTGGGTCAGACTTCAAGCCTGCTTCTTCTGCTTTAGTAGATTATGTTCAGAACTATATCTGTCCGCCTGAGGATGGCGGGAATGCGCCCTCTCCTAATGGGTATGGGTTCGCTCCTATCGGTGCAGCGGTGGACATCGTAACTGCTACAGAACTGGAAATTGACGTAGAGTTTGATATCACGATGGAGACTGGAATACCGTTTAGCCCGACTTATCAGGCGGAGATCGAGGAAGCTATCGGGAATTACATTTTAAGCGCAGCGCATACATGGGGCGCGGCTCTGGTATCAAATACAGTATCGTATTCGGTCATCGTGTATGTATCAAGAATAATTGCGGCTATTTTGTCAGTTGAGGGCGTGGCTAACGTCACTAACTTAACAGTAAACAGCGGAACAACTGACCTTGTACTTACAGAGACCTCATCAACTCAGCAGATACCTGTTTTGGGGACGGTGGTAATACATGAATAGTAATGATCTTTTAACAATGATCCCTGAGTGGTTCCAGAAGGTGTTAGAGTTCCCCGAGATCATGAAGGCTTATGCGTATGCCCTTAATGGTTTGGATGGGAATGTAAAACAGCTCTGGGACAATCAGTATATCCAAACGTGTGATGAGGCTACCCTTTCGCAGTATGAGACCCTTCTGGGAATAACTCCTGTTGGGGACTTAGAGTATCGAAGGCAGGTAGTCCTCAATAAATACTCAATGACCGTACCTTTCTCGATCGGGTATCTTAAGTCCAGACTCACACAGATTTACGGAGACAACGAAGTCGAGGTTGACCCTGTTAACTGTGTATTAACGGTGGACTTATACGAGAGCGGGACAGGAAGCGTTGATTCGGTTTATCAACTATTGTATGACGTAGTTCCGGCGCATATCGAGATACGACTCATCAAGCAGGGACTTGTTGATATCGAAGACAACGCTTATGTGGGTTCTTATGTTGGCTCTTATGAGAGAGTCTCAATACCGCTATAAGGAGGGAATATGTTAATCATTGACAGAAGCGTAATCACAGATGGTGGCGCGGCACTACTAAACAGTGGCGATCCCATTAACATCACTTCAGTAAAAACAGGAAGCGGAACTTATACCTCATCAGAGGATATCAAGTCACGTACCGCACTAAAGAGTACCCAGTATTCTTATACACCCTCCTCCGTAACGGTGGACGGTGCAACAAGGTCTATTGATGCTCTTTTGTCTAACTATGATCCTGTCACAGAGCAGGCTATAGTAACAAGCGACTACACTCTGACAGAGGTAGGCTTGTTTGCGACAGTAAACGGGGCAGACGTTCTGTTTGCCATTGCTGTATCTTACAACGGAACAGCGGTACCCACTTATACAGGGCAGAATAAGTCCGAGATAATAGTGTCATGGGATATGGCATTATCCGGGACGGACAACATCACAGTAACAGCTGCCGGAGCGGTCGCACTTGCCACAGATCTTGAGGCGCATGTGGAAAAACAAGCCATGTCCGTGGACGGAGCGCACGGAATCAGGTTTTATAACGAGACTCTGTCCGCTTATAACCCCACTACAGAAGAATGGGAAGAGATAAAGACCGGGGGCGGTGGAAGTTTAATAACAATCACCGCAGGATCAAG